TACAATACAATTGAGAGTGCTAAAGCATATGTTCAAATAGAAAATCTTAATGGTTACATAGAAGAGTTAAACAAATGGAATATGATAATTAAATTAATTAATAAAGGGTATCCCATCACATCAGACAAATTAAAGTATTTTAAAGATATGACAAGCGAAGAAATATATGATGAATATGAGGCACAATTAAATGATATAGCTATAAATGTGTCATCACAAGTAAAATCGTACAATTTATGCGAAGATATAGACAAACTATTAGAAAAATGTGATAAAGGGGTAGATGTAGGACTCCCAATCAAACCACCAATACTTAATAATGTTATAGGAGGTAATGCGTTAGGAAATATTACCTTATTAGGAGGTCTATCGGGAATAGGGAAAACAACCTTATCTATAGAATGGCTATTACCTTCAATATTTGAACATGATGAACAAATAGTTGTTATGATAAACGAGGAAGATGAAAACAAATGGAGAAAAGAGTTTTTAACTTATATAATAAGTAATATTAAAACTTTTATTGATGAGAATGGCAATACAGTCATAGTGAATCCTAAAAAAATATTTTTCAACAAGAAACGATTTAGGGAGGGTAAATTCACATCTGACGAATGGGAAGTATTAAGAAATGCACAAAAGTATTTAGAGATGAAAAAGAATAATAGAAATGTTACTATTATTCCATTAGAGCAATATTCAACTGCGTTAGTTATTAAAATAATTAAAAAATATGCTAGTTTAGGAGTAAACTATTTTATGTTAGATACATTTAAACATGATTACAAAAGTCAAAACGAACAAATATGGCTACAAATGATGCAAGATATGGTGAAGATTTATGATGTTATAAAACCAGTTAATAAAAATGTTCATATATGGATTACATTTCAATTATCTAAAGGTTCAGTAAGGCAAAGATATATGTCGCAAGACAATATAGGAATGGCTAGAAATATGATAGACGTTGCTTCAACTTGTATTCTAGTTAGACATTTAAGAGATGATGAATACCCCGATGGCAAGAATGAAGTTAAGGTATACAGATTAGAAGGTAAAAACGGAAGGTCTAAAATACCTGTAAAATTAGATAAGAATAAACATTATGTAATTGTATTTATAGAGAAGAATAGACGCGGAGAAAGCAAACAATTCCAAATTGTAGCAGAAAATAATTTAGGAATCAATACATATGAAGAAGTGGGAATATGCAATATACCTATGGATTATTAGAATTAATATTAGAATAGAAAGTGTGATTTAGATGGATGCACATAAATTAAAAGAATATATATACGAAAATGATTATATAGAACATATCTTAGAGAAGTTAGAATGTCATTCTATTAAATCATATACAACAGAATACAGAGCTACTTTACCATACAACAGAAAATCAAATAACAATGTAGCAATTAAGAAGAATGAACATTTATCAACGAAAATATTCACAAGTAAAGAAATTATTCGAGGAGATATAATAACGTTAGTAATACATATTAAAAATTATAGTTTTATCAAGGCTTTAAAGTATTTGCATCAAATTTTAAATTTACAATTTACTTTTGTGTATGATGAAAAAGAAAAAGAAAAAGAGATATACGACCCATTATATATCTTCAAACGGATAAAGAAAACATATCATCAAAACAGCGAAGTACAATTAAAAAAATATGATAAAAGTATATTGAATCAATATATAAACGTACCTCATATTAATTTTCTTAGAGATGGAATAAGTATTAAAACACAAAATAAATTTAGTATAAGTTATTGTCCAGACAAATCAAGAATCGTTATTCCTCATTTTTATTGGAGTAGTGGTGATTTAGTAGGTATTATAGGAAGAACAACTATAGAAAATTATGATTTATTTGATATAGCAAAATATTATCCTTTAATACCTTATCCAAAATCGCAGAATCTATATGGATTAAATATGAACTATCAAGGAATACAAGAAAGTGGTATGGTTGTTGTTTTTGAATCTGAAAAAAGTACATTAAAGGCTGATACATATGGATATAACAATACGGTTTCTGTTGGGTGTCATGAAATTAGCGAGGAGCAAAGAAGAATATTAATAGGGTTGAACGTGGAAATAGTCATAGCATGGGATAAAGATGTTCCATTAGAGCATACATTAAATACTTGTGAAATGTTTAAGGGGATTAGAAAAGTCAGCTATATATATGATAAATACGATATATTAGATGAAAAAATGTCTCCTATTGATAAATCTAAAAAGATATATGACTATTTGTTAAAACATAGAGTAAATTATTATGATATTAAGGAGCGTGGAGCTATTGGGTAGAAAAAGCAGAGAGTATCTAAATCAATTAAAAGAAAAGCTTAATACAGATAGATTATGGTCGTTTAGTAGCATAAATAGATATTTGACTTGTCCATATTCGTATTTTTTAAATTATGTATTAAATATACCACAAAAGGAATCGGGCATATATGGGGTGTTAGGTGGTTCATTCCATGAAATATTAGAAAAGTTATATAATAACGAAATAGAGTATAAAGATATGATAGACGAAGTAGAAAATATTATACTAGGTGTAGAATTAGAAGAAATGAAGTTTAATAAAGGTGACGAAGAAAGTAATGAAAAAATACAAGAGAAATATTATTCTTGTATAAGACATTTTTTCAATAATCACAGAGTATTAGATTATAAAGTTTTAACAGAGAAATTCATCACTATCAAAGTAGGTAACGAATATTATCAAGGCTACATTGATGCTATATACAAGGACGAAGATGGGTATGTTAATATAGTAGACTTTAAAACGTCTACCATATATACTGGAAAGAAAATCGAAAAAGAGGGCAGGCAGTTATTACTATATGCTATAGGCTTAACTCAACAAGGGATACCTATGGATAAAATAAAAATAAAGTGGAATTTCCTAAAATATTTATCAGTTACATATAAACAAAAGAATGGAAAAATGAAAACATTACATGCTGAAAGATGGGCATGGGTAGGGAAAATAAAATCTCCTTTAAAAATGTTTCTTAAAGATAATGGTTATGATGAAGAAAAGATTGACGAATTATTAAATCAATGTATAGAGAATAACTCAATTGATATATTACCTAAAGAAATACAGGACTTATTTGTTATAGATGATTGTTATGTTGAAATACCATTTAATCAAGATACTATAAATAAATTAAATAACGATTTGATTGAAGTTATGAAGGAGATAAGAGAAAAAGAAAAGCTATATAAGGAAACTAAAGACGAAAGTCTATGGATAAAAAAAGTTGAAGATAAGGATAGTTTCTTTTGTAGCAACTTATGTGGATATACAATTCATGATTGCAAATGCTATAAGGAGTATTTAGAAGATAAGGATATGTTTAAGAAAGATGAATATAAGAATGAAGAATTAAAAGATGATGATGATAGCTGGTTAAAGGAATTAGGATTGTAGAATAATCGAAAGAAGGTGAAATGAGTGAATGATATGCAAACTCCAAATACATATATACCATACCATCTACACACAGAACTATCTCTATTGGATAGCTGTACCAATTTTAAAGAATATGTAGATTTGTGTGTGAAAAATAATATACCTGCCATAGCATTTTCAGAGCATGGGAATATAATGAATTGGTATGAGAAAAAACAATATTGCGATAAGAAAGGTGTTAAATTTATATTTGCCTGTGAAGTATATCTTACCGAAAATTTATATAATAAAACAAGAGATAACTACCATACAATTCTAATTGCTAAAAATAATCAAGGTGTGTCAGAATTAATGGAGTTAATAACAATAGCAAATAATCCTGACCATTTTTATTATGCCCCTAGAATTACATTTGACGAATTTCTCAATATATCAGATAATATAATATCAACATCAGCCTGTCTCGCTTCACCTTTGAACAAATTAGATATAAAAAATACATATTATGAAAGATTAGCTAAAAAGTATACATATTACGAAATACAACCTCATGATAATGATGACCAACGTTTATACAATATGTACTTGTATAAATTGTCTATCAAATATAACAAACCTTTAATATTAGGAACTGACACACATTCATCTACAACATACAAGGCAGAATGTAGAAAGATTTTAAAAACTGCTAAAAAAATGGTTTATACAGATGAAGATAGTTTCGATTTGACATTTCAAACAGTAGATAGTTTAATTGCAAAATATCAAGAGCAAAAAGAAAAAGGAAAAGAAAATTTAATTCCATATAATGAATTTTTAAAAGCAATTGAAAATACAAATAAATTAAATGAGTCAATAGAAAATGTTACTTTTGACACAAGTTTTAAGTATCCTGATTTATATAATGACGAAGAAAAACTCTTTAAACAAAAAGTAATTAGTATGTATAAAGAAAAGGTTCAAAGTGGTATTATAGATAAAAACAATGTAAAATATAAACAAAATATTAAAGAAGAATTTAGAGTATTCAAAAAGTTAGGTATGTTCAGCTTTATGTTGTTTATGAGTGAATTATGTATATGGTGTCACGAAAATAATATACCAACAGGATTTTGTAGAGGTAGTGTTGGTGGTAGCACAATCGCATATATACTAGATATTATTGATGTTAACCCTGTAAGATGGAATACGATATTTTCACGTTTTGCTAATGAGGACAGGGTTAGTCTCGGAGATATAGATTTAGATTTCAGTCCATCAGATAGAGAAAAAGTATATGATTATATTATTAAAAGATTTGGTGAATTTCGCACTTGCTATATTTTAACGACAGGGACAATTGCAGATAAAGGCACAATTGATGAGATAGCAAGAGCATTGACAATGCAAGAAGACGCAGATAGTTATATCAAAGATAAATATAGCATTGCTAACACAAAGGTGATTAAAGAGAAATTTGATGCAATACAACAAGATTATACCAAGGTATATAACGTATTAACTAATAAAGATAAAAAAGCATTAGATTTCTTAAAACACGATTCGTATGTTGAAGAGTTAAAAAATGCTAATATTGAAGTACAGGATATTAATAAATTTATTAATGAATATAATAGATTTATTAGATTGAAAGATGAGTATTCAGAGTTATTCTATTATTTTGATGGATTAAAAGGCACAGTAATAAGCAAAGGTATTCATCCTGCGGGAATAGTAGCGAGTCCAATAACATTAAATAATAATATTGGTTTGATG